TTAGTCTTCTTTAAGTTCGGAAAGGTTCATCAATACACAAGTCAGGCCTGAAAGAGCGATTGTTGAAGCCACTACAGCCCAGTTTACTTCGGTCAACAAAGCTGAAGAACCGATTACACCAAGTGCTGCCTGAGACATTGTTTTGATTACTTTGATACCTAATTTTTTAGCGAATGTTTTCATATTATTTTTCCTCTTTTTCTTTTTTTATCGATTGCTAGTGATTAAGGTTTTAAGCTCTCTTACGTCTTCACTTAAGACCTTAACTTGTTCCGCCAAGACCAAGATGGCTTTATTCTGTTCATCGTGATTATCCAAGCGTTTGTTTGCAGAGCTTTTAAATTCTCTTAGATTCTCAACATCTTTCTCAATAATCACCATGCGTTTTTCTTGGGCTATAATCGCCCCTTTGAAGTTTCCGTAAATACCTAAGCAGACACCGACAAAGCCAATCATCATACTAATGTCTTCTGGTGTAAAATGAATCATGCTACACCACCACCTTGAATGTTTGGCATGACGATTGAAACTGCTCCACGTTGGATCAATACTTGAACTTCTTCTCCGTTGTAGTTCCAATTGTCGATAAACTTCAAGATGACTGGTGAATCTTTAGGGTATTTAGGGTTGGTGTCGTATGGGTATTTAGCTTGAACAATATCTCCTGTGTGATACCGTTTTTTATCTTTCATAGTTGGTAATATCTTAGAGATAGCTTGGTAGGTACTCAAAGGCATATTGCCGTTTGAAATGGTGTAATCAATAAAGATTGTTTGCAGCTTGTCTAATCGTTCTGTCACTTCTGTATTTTCATCAGTCTGCTTAGATGTCATATCCAATTTTTGTTGCATGTCTGTGATGACACTTGTCGGATCTAGTTCTGTTGTAACAATTCTTTTTACAACTTCGATTAGTGATTCATCGCTTTCGCCCATGCGGTCTCCTTCCAACACACGGTCGTATGCTGTATACGGGTCATCGCATCGGATCGCTACAAATGTTTTGTTTGCTTCTCGTAGATATTTATTTACTACTTTAAATTTCATATCACATTCCTTTCTCTGCTTCGTCAAATAGTTCTTTCAGTTCTGGATTAGCTTCCATCACTTTGTTGATAGCTTCTAACGCTTCTTGTGATTCGCCAAGAAGAGCTTTCAAGTTTGCATTTTCTACTGACATATTGGCTATTTTAATAGCTAGTTCATTGATAATCTTATCTGTTGTGTTCATTAAATCTTGTAACCTCGTTTCCTTAAAACTCCTGTGATGTGTGTTTTAGCACCATCCTTAACCACATTATTTTGTACCAATTGACCGAAGCAAGTAAGCAAGTCCCAAAGATAATCTCCGACACTCACACCTCCACCAAGAAAGAAGTTCTTAGAATAAACACCTTCAAGGAAGAAGTCGCCACGGCCGATGAAGTGCTTCACTCCGTTTTGGTTCATTGGTAAGATGTAAGTCTTTCCGTCTTCTGTATTCCCGTGGAAGTTCCAAGGGCTACGGTACTTACCGTTGTTGTAAATAAGGACACGGTCACCAACAAACTCAGTAAGAGATTCTTTGTAACCTCCGCCTGTACCAGACCATATCCGAATACCTGCGAAAGTTTCATTATCGTGTCTCTCTGTTTTATCGTGGTTTGTACCAAAAATCATTAAAGCTGAGTTTGTGTCTCTGAAATGTTCTGAGATAAACCCACCCTTTTTCAGTTTGATAAACTGAGAAGAACTTGTGCCCTCAATCCGCCTGATAACAGATTCCTCGCCAGTTGATGTCCAGATACCTTTTTGCAAGTCAATCCTCAACTCTCCGTTTAGAGATTCAATCATACCGCCCCGCATGGTCAAACCTTGAAGCTTACCACTGACGATGTTGTTTGCGTTTAGATTGATAAGATTTACTATTCCTGCATCTAACGTACCTGCTGTTATCTTGTCTGCTGATATATTGGCGATCATACTGCTCTTGATAATAGCATCATCAATAAGTGTCCTACCATTCAAGTGGATAACTTCCCCTTGAATACGAATCTTGCTACCGACTGTATTTATTTGAGATACAATATCACCGTTTGAGTTCAAATTTTGAACAGCCCATGAACCATCCAACTGAGTAACCTTGGTGCTGACAGCATCAATCTTTTCTTCAGAATCTTCATCTGCTTGTGACCAGTCGGACTGGATATTGCCCAACTCTAGTTTATAACCTGCGACGAAGAGCTTTGCGTTTTTGTTGTTGCGTTCAAAGCGCGGAGTCATTAAGCCCGCTTTCGTGACCGAAAACGTTGCAGAAACCCTTGTCCAGTTAGTGCCGACCTGTATGTCTTTCCTCGTCAACGATAGCGAAGCTCTAGGCTCTACCAATCTGTTATCTAAGTACATAAATACAAGGTCATTATCAATGCTGCTCTTCACATAGGCGCTAAACGTATAGGTCTCACCTAACCGAACTTCAACTACTTCTGATAAGCCTAGCCATTCTTCCTGTCGGCTATAGACTGACAAGCCTAAGTATTTTTCTTGTTCGAGTGTCCATTTCGCCTTATTAAACCAGTCGCCAGAAAACTCTTTCGTTCCGACCATTAGGTTTCTTCCTCCGACCCTGAGTCTTGAAACTTCAGATTGGATAATTCCGCTTCCCATGACCATTTTAGAAATTTTAGTAGCAATACCATCTTCACTAGAACCTAAAATACGTTCATAGAGTTTAGATGTTTCTTGCACCTGTTGAAATTCAACCTTACCAGCAAACTGTTTAGCAAGATTAGCAAAGCGTCCATCTGTGGATTGCTTGTAATCTGCAATCTTTTTCTCTACAGTATCAGGTAAAGTCTTTAAAGACTCCAGCGACTTCTTCATAGCCTCTACAGCATTAGTGTTAGCACCAGAAGCTGTCAACGCCTTCTGTGTCTCTTCCCCTTGTGCAACGATAGCTTGGTTGATTTTATCAACTTCTTTTTTAAAGTCGTCTTTAATCTGGTCAGCCCATTTGTTTCCAAAAGTTCTTACCAATTCAATCCAATGTTCGCCATCCCATGTATACATGATGTGGTAGCCTTCATGGTCTGGATCTGGTTTGTACCACAAGTCACCGACTTTCACTTTATCAGTGGGGGGGTCTTCGCTCCTGTACCAGTTACGGTTAAACCCTCCTGCACCATCTAGGTAGTCTAGCGCCCTTTTCTTAGAAAGTTCTACCGTGGAGTTTTGCAAGTCGGATTCAGATTGGCTTTGTTGTAATTCTTTCAGACTGTCTGATTGGTTTATCTGATCCCCTAGCTTAATCTCAATAACTTCATTTGAAAGTCTCTCTCGTTTGATGTCAAAGATACGTGTCTCATAGTCGATGTTCATATCTGGACGGACGACACGGACGGTATCACCAATTTCACCTTTCAAGTACGCTGTGGTAGTGGAGAAAGTCACTTTAGGGTGAGCATTTGCCACAAGGTAATCATAGGTCATTTGGATCAGTTCGTTAGGGTCGTCTGTATCAAAATCAACCTTACCAATCCTTGGCCTCATGCCTGTATCTGATTTGATACCGTACTTCTCGGTAAGCTCTGCAAGCTCTAAGTAAGGAACACCTTTAGGTTTATTAAGAGGGTTCTGTGGTTTTGTCCACACTAAATCCTTGAAATTCTTCTTACGGCTGTAACCGTTCCGTCTGTCGTCATTGGCTTCTGGAACAGAAATAATCTCAGAGTTGCCAAGACCGATAACGGCTGTGTAAAACTCTGCTCGTTCTTCTTCCTTGATAATCTTTAAGGCATTATGGCCATAAGTAACCCGCTGTCCTGTTCGATCTCCTATGCGTTTCTTTAAATCGATATACCGTGCGCCAATTTTATTCAAACTAATTTCAACGAAGAATTGCATTTCAAGATTAAACTTGTCACACACACGGAGCAGACCATCAAAAACAGATAGGAAATAAAAGGTCAGGTTCTTTTGTTCCGTTTCTGGTTTATAACGTAACTGCCAATTTGTATTTTGTAGCAAATACTCAGCAGCCTGCACAGCCGTAACTTGAGTGATTCTGCTATCTTCTACATAGCTCTTTCGGAGTTCTTCTATACCAGATTGGACACATTCTAAATGGATAATGTGGTCGTATATTTGAACATTAGCGATAAAGAACAAATGATACTTATAATATGCGTCTTCCTTTTGAATAGCTACATATGCAGATTCAGAAAGAACATCGTCTGGAATGTCTTCCATTTCAACTTCAAGACGGTCAGAAACATAATGCGTATCAGTTAACGTCTCAGAATGTTTAACAGAGATAAGAGCTGACTTTGGGACGATACGTATCAGCTCTTCTTTATGATTAAATAAATAAATCACTGTTTCTCATCCCTCCATTCAACCAATGTAATTACCATGTTTTTACCAGTCACCCTCGTTCCGTCTCGTAGAAAGAAAATCTCAGGATCAGACAATCTAACCAGTTCAGTTAAGATTGACCTACCGTCATACATGATAGAGATTTCATTTTCTAACCACTCTATTTTTAGTCTGTTACCTGCTAAGTAATTCCCTTTAAACCTAATGACGTTGTAGCCAGTTTGAATTGCGATTTCATTCGCATTAACAGATACCGTCGCTTCTATTTTTGTAGGGAGAACCATTGAAGCATTTGTCAATTGAACAAGACCTGTAGTTGAAGATTGCTTGTCAGACTTCATATATGGATACGGAACAAACAGAGTGAAGCTGCCTTGTGCTAAGTAATTTGTTTGAGAGATACTACCCGCATTTGTGAAATGCCCTTGGTAGCTATAGCCTTGAGTATCCGCAAAACGAATAGTGAGAACATCATCTTTTTTAAGAATCTTATTCAGCTTCTCAAATGCTCCTCTGAGTTCTTCATTGTTATTGCAATCTAGGATGTATTCCACTTCAAGTTCAATTGGTTTTTCTTGCAGGGAATTAACCCTAACGCCAGCCCGTGCAGGAATGGTTGTTGTGTTAACTTCACGACCAACCAAACCTCGGCCTGATACTTTTACCTGACGATACTGAGGGATTGTGTCCATCAGGTCAACGCCATTTAGTGTGATATTGTCAGAAGGCTTAATTTTAGCCTTACTACTGTATACTGCTACCATTAAAACCTCCTATCAATAATAGTAGTTAAGCCGTGCTTGGCTTTTTTGCGTGTGCGTGATGTCTTCTACTAACTGCCCAAACTCTCTTCCATTGATAATAAGTTTTGGCTCCCCTTTGCGTTCGAGTAATTCAATTACCTTGCTCATCATCTGAGCTTGCATATCAGAGAACTTAGCCATAATCTTTTCAAAGCTTTCGGAGTCAGAAGACTGATTGTTGTTAGTTGTAACAGTCGTAGTTCTAACAGAGTTTATCTTCTGGAAGAACGGAGAGTTCTCAGAGAATTTCTCGTAACCAATACCGTCCTTGTAGTGAGGGAATAACTTCTTTGTCATACTAGCCCGTAAGACTTTAGAACCTCGTGGTAGTGACAACATAACGTTACGCCCTTCAGGGATAAACGCTTCGCCACTTGGTAGTGTTACCAACTCACGGTACAAAGGCCCGCTTTCGTCATTGACTACAGCCATACCGCCCTTGTGGTAGTTTGTACCTCGTTCATAACCAAACAGACGACCGACACTATTTACAACCCTATTCACTACTTCGGTAGCCGTGATGGTTGTATGCCAGAAGGTTGGGATAGAACGGATACTATTACCTGCAGATAGTGCTGCACCAACAGCGCTTGAAGCGTCTGCCGTGATTGGTTTAGTAGGGCTACCCAAGGCATTCCATTCACTTTGCTTATTAATTGCTGACTGTCCAGCGTTAAGTGCATTAGATGAATCAGCAGTAATAGGCTTAGTCGGACTACCTAGAGCGTTCCACTCACTCTGTTTATTGATAGCCAATTGACCTTGAGAGGTTGCGTTTGAAGCGTCTGCTGTAATTGGCTTAGTAGGTACGCCAAAGGAATTGTATGCGCCAAGAGCACCTACACCTATTGCAGAACCTTCAACAGCGGAGCTTGGATCTACTTTAATTTGTTTGACATCTGCTGGTGTTCCGTTCCACTGTGCAAGTTTGTCAATAGTTAGTTGTGTATTTAATATTCCATTCTCTGGATTCACCTTTAAATCTTTAGGGAATGGATTTGTTGCATCCCATTCAGTAAGCGTTTGTGTAGATCGATTAACAGCATTGCGAACTTCAGTATCTTTTGCGACCAACTCTTTTTGTTGCGGAGTTAATAAGTTCCAATTATCCAATGCGGCCTTGGCAAGAGAAGCTTTGCTCATAACTTCCTTGTTATCCATCAATAATTGTTTAACTTCGGCAGGCATGCTGTTCCAAGTCTTCAAGTGACTTTCACTATCGAAGATAGCTTGCAGTCCAGACTTGCCATCTACTATCAGCTTCTTCTCTTCAGGGGTCATTTCATTCCACTTGCCAGATTCAACCAATGCTTCCGCTATTGTTGCTCTAGCATTTGTGGTAATGTTTGCGTTTTTGGCAATGAATTTGAATTGCTCCCAACCCTCTGCAGATTTAGTAGCTTCTCCAATCACTTCTTTTACATTTGATTTAACAGTAAACGTACCGTTTTTATCAATGTTACCGACCAAGAGAGACCAAGCGTCGTTGGCTTCTCTTGTACTTTGAGACATATCTTTCGTATACTTAGCTAACATGCTGTGAGAATTGCCAACCTTGGAAGATGCCTCTGATGCCTTCTTACCAATTTCTTCATAAGAAAGACCATACTCTTCCAATGTCTTCTTGGCTTCTTCCCAATAGTTCCAACTTTGGCCAGTTCTAGCTTTTAGTTTTCCGTCCAAAGCTTGCATGACTTCGTAATACTTCTTACCGATACGCTCCATAGTAGAAGAGTGTTCGCTTTCCAAAGTTGCGAGTTTTGTATTATATTCTTTCTGCGTAAGAGCTTTTTCTTCCAATAGGAATTTAAGTTCTTCCTTAGATTTCTGATAATACTTATTCTCAGTTTTCATAGCTTCTTCTAGTGAAGCCTTGCTTTGTTTAAGCTGTGTCTCGTTCAGTTGGTAGATCTCTCCGTTCAAAGCTGTTAGGATTGCTGCCTGCTTCTTCTTGGAAAGGTGCATAACATCCAACTTAGCTTTAATCATTTCGTTCTGAGCATTCAAAACAATTTCTTTTTCTTCTGCTGAGAACTTGCTCACATCGCCGTTGTGCCGTTGGTAAATTTCATTTACCTGATTCATCATGGCTGATGTGTTATCCACAACTGCTTGGTTGTGTTTTCTAGCGTTTTCTACTTGCTCTTCACTCAGTCCCCATTTCTTGGATAGTTTTGAAACCTTGGCATCAGCTTCTGCTGCAGACTTAACAATACTGTCGTACATATCCTTAAAGGCTTTACTTACCTTCTCAACACCGTCAGCTTGATTCACAAAATCATTGATGGCGTTCTTGGATTCATCAACCGTATTCTTGAATTGTCTAAGTTCTCTTCGTTCAGTATCGCTAACCGCAACACCAAACTCCTCTGTAGCTTCTCTTGCTTTGTCCTGTTGGTAACTTAAATAAGCTAATCCACCAGCCAAGAGAGCTACACCAGCAATAACAGCGCTTGTTGGATTAAACAGAGCTGTAAGCAATGAACCTTTGCTTGCTAGACCACCTACACTTTCTGCAGCACTTGAAGCAGAACTTCCAACACTTGCGATAGAAGAAGTAATTGATGTTATATCTTTGGTAGCTTTGAAAGTTTCAATTGTCGCTTTTATACCACCTGTGAGACTAGCCACACCAGTTAGTGTTTTTCCAAGTGCCCCAGTTAATAAGCTAAGAACTCCTGTGAACGGACTGACTGCTGCTGCTGCAAGACCGAACTTAACAATCATCGTTTGAGTTTCTGGTGACAGTTCTTTAAACCAATCGATTACCTTGATTCCTTCTTTTAGGAAATCATTAATGATTGGCAATAACTTAGAACCAATTTCAATACCTAATACTTCAAACTCCGCTTTTGCTTTTGCTAATTGGTTTTGTGATGACTGCATCATCGTCTCAGCCATGCGCTTGGTTGCGCCATGAGCGTTTTCGGTTTCTTTAGTCAGATTACGCAAAGCGTCTCCGCCTTGTGCGATCAAAGCGTTGAAACCTGCCTGCCCTGTTTTACCTACTGCTTGAGAAAAAAGCGCTGCTTTTTGTGCACCAGTTAGACCTTCAGTGTTCTTGCGTGCTAAGTCTAAGACATCTGCAAGAGTGAGGTTTCCTGCCCTAAACTCTTCAACAGAGATACCCAATTCATCAAATGCAGCCTTCTGCGATTTAGTAGGTTTCACCAAGGCTGTCAGTACGTTACGTAAGTTTGTACCAGCTTTTTCACCTTCGATACCACGTTGGGAAAGCAAACCGACTGCCGCTGCAGTTTCTTCTAAAGAAATACCTGCGGTTGCCGCCATCGGGCCGACATATTCCATTGCCACACCTATGCTAGAGAAATCCGCTGCGGTCTTGTTGGCTACGAACGTCAAACTGTCTGTCACTCGTTGAGTGTCTTCCGCCTTCAGGTTAAACTGTTCAAGAATTGCTGTAGTTGCGTGCATGACTGTACCAAAGTGTTCACCAGAAGCTTTACTTGCTTCCAATACGTGAGGCATTGCCGCCATCGTTTGATTGGCATCATAACCCCTACGAATCATTTCAGTCATACCTTCAATGACTACATCAGTAGACAAACCATATTCGGTTGCGTACTTCTTAACAGAATCACTCAACTGCGTCATGACACCAGTCAGCTTAGTAGCTGGAACGTCGTCTGCGATCAAGGCTTGAATGGTCATCATGCCATTTTCAAACTCTGCTGCACTCTTGACTGCTGCACCAAAACCAATTGTTAAAGCAGCAGACATACCTCTTGTAGCCGAACTAATTCTTCCAAGGCCTTGGCTGATATTAGTTAACCCTTGTCCTGCCCGTGCAATAACACTGTGCTGTGAATACTGCTCTTTGATAGCGTTAGCAAGCTCTCCACGGTAAGCGACTAACTTTGCTTGACCTTCTTGGTAGCTTTTAGCCAATCTGTAGGATTGGTCTGTTAGTTCTCCTGTTGCAGTTTTACTTCTTTCAAAGTCTTGAGCTAGTTTATTCTGATAAAGTGATTGTTGTTGGATAGCACCTTTTAAAGTGTTTATCTTATCACCGTATGCCCTGAAAGCTTCTGCCCCGTTCTTCGCATACTTGATATGTGCATCGCTGGTTCGGAGTTGCCTGTCATACGTTGCGATACTACGTTGAAAGGACTTTAGACTGTTACTTGATTCTGTTAGCTTTTGAGCAAAACCAGAATTGTCCAAGCCAAGGTGGACAACCATATTTCCTAATGGTGTTGCTATCTTAACCACCTCCTGTGCTCTTTATAAAGTCTTCCAATGACATAACTTCTTCCTTCTCTTCTTCCTCAATATCTGTATTTAATACAGCTATGAGGGTTTCAAAGTCTGTTTCCATAATGTCATTGATTGTAAATCCGCTACCGTTTGCGACAAGGCTTTTAACTAGTTTGAGGAATCTTTCTCTACCATCTGACGGGCTAACTCCTGTAGCTTTGGGTCTTCTTCTTTTCTCACTCCAATGGCTGTTAAGATAATGTCATCTACAGTCTCTTCAAGTTCCCAAGCGTTCAATCCATCAAGAATAGCTTTTGCTGTAACTTTCTTAGCTGAGAATAGAGAAGCACAAAACTCAATTCTGTCCATCAAATAATCTCTTGGAGAATAGGCTTCGCCACTTTCTAGTTTTGCTTGTAAATCCCAAAATTCCAATACCTTGCGTGCAGGTACTTTGTCTTGTTCATACGTTACCTTATCATCGTTTTTGTCTCGTAAGGTCAACTTTAATTTTGTCATTATGATTCCTTTCTAAAAAAGAAAAAAGATGGGTTGCCCCATCTTATGTTATTAAGCAGATTCAATACCAAGTTGTTTCTTCAACTCTTTGATTTTCTCTTCTTCTTTACCGATGTACTTCACAACGTAAGAACCTTTAGTTTCGTCAGCGTCAGAAGCGATAGAAGAGAACTTGAACTTATCACCGTCTGGTTCTTCTTGTGAACCTTTCTTAGTCTTCATGTCAATGTCTGCTGCAGAGAACTGACCTTTGAAGAAACCAATGTAAGCTTTATCGCCAGAGAGAGTTTCAGATTCCAAAAGCAAAGAGCAGTATGGAGGCTCTGTATCGTCACCGATGTATACCAAACCATTCTTTTCTTTGTATCCTAGGATTTTGTTTACTGCTTTTTCCAAGAGGTCAAGTAATGTGATATCAACTTTTACATCACCAACACCTTTATTGGCTACATAGTAAGCCAAGTCTGATCCAAAGGCTTTCACTGGGTCAGAAGACAATCCAGTAATGTTTGCCGTTTGTGTAGCACCTTCCCCCTGCTTACCTTCAACTTTAAATACGTTTGTTCCGAGTGTAGGAGTATCTGGAGTACCACCAAACACACGGATAGTCGCACGTTTAAAACCAACTAATGTCATTTAATTAATTCCTTTCAATATTCAATATCATAAAGCTGAGCTGAACCACGGTAAGTTCTTGCATCAACATACCGCTCCGTTCCCTCAAAGTATTCGTCTAAGCTACCAGATTGTTGAAAGAAGTTTAAATCCAATAAAACTTTTTCAACTTCTCTGGCCAACCTTTTTGTCTCGTAGCAGTCACTACTTTCTACGTTAATCTGATAAGTAAAATGTCTTTGCAAGAACTTGTCGCTTGCAAATGCGCTCTGACTAGGAGGATTTAATGGAATCAAGACAATACTACTTGCGTTTCCTGCTAGACTTTCTGGGCGCTGAAACATACCGATATACACATCTTCTAAGTTTAGCTTTTCCAATGCGTCACAGATAACGTCTCCCATGTTCTTCATCTAGCCAATTCCTCCAATTTCTCCCGCATCCGTTCAGCAAAAGGAGCTTGCTGTGCTTCTGCATACTGCCTTAGTTTCCCAAACCCTCGGATATTTCCGTTAGGAGGGTAGGTTTTACCATTTTTAGTAAATCCGAACTCATTCAAGTGTTCTAGTCTCCAACGTGAACCAGCTCTCCAACCTACTTTCGCTTGGAAAATTTCACCGCCTATCTTTCTAGCCTCTGAGTGAGTCGTCTCTTGCGTTGTTCTACCTGTCCGTTGGAATGTACCCGTTACTTCTTTCAGGTCATTCTCAGCAAATTCTGCAGCGTAATTGATCGCTTCACGACTAATGCGGTTTCTTCTTCCAGAACCAAGTTTGTTGTTTAGGTTTCTAAGAACTTCATCTACTCCCTCAACACTAATTCCCCACCGTTCCATTGAAATCTCCTTTCAACAGTAATGTGATGTATCGATCACTAGGGCGGATATCTTCAATCCCCCAAAGACCTTCATAAGCTTTGTCTTTGATGGTTACAAAGTGGCTGTTCTTTGGTGAATAAGAGCCTAAAGGATTCCTTATGACGATTGTTACCGCACGTTGAATTCCTTTACCTCTCATAATCTCGATATCTTTTAGTGATGGGTTATAGACTTCTGCCCAAGCTTTGAACAGTTCTTTTTGTTCTTGCGCTTGGTTAGGCAATCTACCTTTTGGTTTTGCCGATGAGAATATGACCATTGTGTTTAGCTTTCCATTATCTACCTTTTCATCTTTAATAGATTTTTTTCTTAGCATATCATACCTCCTTCAATGAATTGAGGAAGGTCTGTAGTTCAATTTCATCTGCGTAGTTCTTTTGAAATTCATCTAATGCATCATGGTAGACATATCTAGCACGCTCAAAGGTCAATTCTGTCAGCATTTCATCAAGTTCTGTTGCTCCGACAAGTGAAGTAGTGGCTACGATACTAGAGGTTAACATTCTTTTCAAGCGTTCATCTTCGTCTTCGCTTGTAATGCGCATACGTTCTTTGAACGCTGGTAGATTATCTCCTACAAACTTAACTGTATCAATAGCCATGCTTCTTTACTCCTCTGTTTCTTCTTCCGCTTCTTCCACAAAGTCCATTGGTAGGGCGCTTTGTAGCGCTTTAAAGCGTACTTTGGTAGCTTCAAAGACTTCTCCTGCTTGACGGATAACGCCTGCATCGAAGTCTTCAAAACCTTTTAATACTCTAACCTTCATAGGCTACTCCTTTCTTATCCACCCGCAAGTGTAAGGAGTGCTGAAACGTGGTTGTCTTTCGCTTTACCGTACCAGTAAGACTTAGCAGTAACCAATTGCAAGTCATCAATAGCCAATGTTTGGTCAAACTCTTCCAATGCTACACCACCTCCGATATATGCATCATAGCGGTTTGCTACAAAGGCAATCGCTTTACCAGAAGCAATAGCTTTAGATTCAACCAATTGGATACCAAATGGAAGAACCGCTGTGTAAACACCTTGAGCGTTCAAGTAAGTGAATTGTGCAACCAATCCATAATAATCAGCAGGGTTCACAAGCAAGTAAGTTTGACCTGCGATGTTCAAGGAGTTTCCTTTGTCTGATACAGAAAGGTGTTTCATGACTGGCGCAAGAAGTTTAGCAGCAGTTTCAGGAGTCAGTGTTGCAAGACTAGCAAGTGATTCTTTGTCTGTGCTGTAAACAACTTTGTCGCTTTGTACAGTACCTTTAGAAAGGTCTTTGATAAGCCCTACAGGCTTAGATTCACCAGTTCCGTTTACGATAGCATCTTCAAGAGCTACTGACATAGCTTCTTTGATTTGCTCCATAACGAATTGTTTCAACCAAGTAACGCCAAACTTCAATGCATCTTTAGGAATTACCACAAATGCAGTAAGTTTGTTTTGCTCGAAGCCTTTTTCTTCAAAAGTAGCATCAAGCTGACCTTTGATTTCATCACTGATCTTGCCCCATTGTGCAGTACCAGTTTCTGTTTTAACAGTCAGAGCTTTCAAACGTGCTCCAGCGTTCTTGAAATTGATAATAGAAAGCAATGGGTGTTCTGCAACCAATTCATCAAACACTTGATTAACTGTTTCTTCTGGAAGAAGCGCTCCATTCTTAGTGCCAACATTCTTGTTGATCTCGTTGAAGAATTTGATTTCGTTAGCAGACATCTTAGGATTCTTTTGGAATGTGTTAAAGAGTTCTTCTGCTTCTTTCTTGCTTGCTTCTGATACAACCTCAAGGAGTTCTTCTCCCATTGTTGACATAGCTTCTGCGTATAGTTCGTTACGCTGTTCAAGATCAACATTTTTTCCAACAGCTTCTGTGAATTTTGCCACTGCTTCTTGATAGCGTGGTAGTTTTGTAAGATTAATTGTCATTTATTGGATAGTCCTTTCTTTAATAAAATAAGTAGTCAGTCAGTACATCGTGTTGTACAGCTTCCTCTTCTGCCTTCGGAGTTGAAGAGTTTTCAAATTGCTCTAGTTTAGACTCTAAAGCCTCAATGCGGACAAGTAGGATGTTGAGTTGTTCTCTTTGATCCATACTTGCTTTTAGTTCCATGATTTTATCCTGCGGGAAAATAGCACCGAAGGAAGCGACAACGGCTGGTGCTGATTCCATGAATAGGATTTCATCTACTAGGCCGATTGCCAAAGCACGTTCAGCGGTAAAGAATGTCTCTTTATCCATTAGCTCCCGTACTTCTTCAATAGGTTTTCCAGTCTTGCGCTGGTAAAGGTCAGCAAGAGATACTGAAGTATTTTCGATTACTTCACTTGCATGCGCCAGGTCTCGGTAATCGCCTTGTGCGACCATGCTTGCGTTGTGGATCATGACTTGTGCTGTAGGTGACATTTTAATTTTGTCTCCAGCCATCATGATGACACTTGCGATGCTTGCAGCAAGACCTGTTACTACAACCTCTACTTCCCCTTGGTAAGATTTAAGGAGCGTGTAGATTTCACTGCCTGCGAAAACAGAACCACCTTGAGAATTAATAGCAACTTGAATAGGTTCAGAACCGTCTGATGTCGCCAAGAAATCCTTGACATCTTTCGGACATGTAGCGCTCATCTCAAACCATTCATAAACTGATTTATCGTTGTCATTCACAATGACACCGTTAATCTCTAGTTTCTTCATTATTCTCCTTTCCTATGGAGTCTAACTCCATATAATTTTTCGTAAGCAAGAATTTATCACCGCCTTCGACTGGTTTATATCCAAGCTCCTTTCTGATTTCATTTCTTGTGAATGAACCAGAACTAAGCAACTTATCGATACTAGAAGACAAAGAAAAAAGGTCGTAGTTTTTAAAACCGACCAAACGGATATTATTACCTTGTGTTACATCTGCTTTAGTGAAGACGATATACGTCATAGCAGAAGCAATCTTCTTTGCTAGAGGTTCAATAACAGTAGCAATGTACGTATCATAGTTCTTTTGATTGTCGGCTAAGTCTCCGTGGATAAGTCCGTTAGGAATACCAAGGATGTCTGCCACGTCGTTGATATATTGCATTTTCATTTTTGCAATATCTTCAATATACGACACCTTAGAACTCGTTTGTGAGCGATACTCCTCATACTTCGCACCGTTTGGTAAGATGATAGGAACAACAGAATCGTTTTCCAGCTTCTTCTTAACCGCTGTTACGAAGTTGTCTTTCTTACTTGTCTTGTCATCACTAGTTGCTTCTGATCTGTTTGCTAACTCTCTTGCGCGCTCTCTCACGCTGTCTCTTGGTATCTCCATGTGGAAACGTAGCTGATTTGCCGTTTTCTGGCTCTGTAGTAGCTTTCCAAGAACCGTCCCGTAATCTTCCCACAGGTCGTTAACAAACGTCTTTAAATCGTCATTCTCGACCTCTACGAAGAGCACTTCTTCTCTGCTAGCATCGATATTGACTGGGATATTTTGGATTTCTGTGATATTGAACGTATCACCAGTCATCTGATGATTGCGCACGTAACTATCAGCAACGAACATTTCATGGTTACTGTTGACATAAGCTAGAGCTTCACCGTTTTGAATAAGCGTCTTAACAAAACTAGACCAAAACTCAGTAGCAGTCTGGTTCGGATTGGCAAGGTTATTAAAACGATACCCCCAATGTTCTGCTTTGCTTTTATTGTCACCATCGAATAGGAAGGATGATTTAGAAAAAGTGCGTGCGATATAGTTTGCACAAGTTTCTAATGCAATAGACTTCATGGCGTTTTGTTGGATATTCTCAAACAATCCGTCAAAGTCATAAGAAACTCTCTGCTTGCCACGATTAAAAATATAATTGATTATCCCCATAGTTTCCTCCTTCCTAGTGGTAATAAAAAAAGGAAGGCGCTCTTTGCCCTTCCATGTCCACAATACTATTTTATCTCAATAAAACATTGTAATTTCCGTTGTTGCAACGCTTTCTATTACATTAAAAAAGACGCCCGAAAGCGTCCCAAAAATAAAGGAGATTCTTACGAACCGAAAAAGACTGATAGCCCCGATGGTAGCTAAGGACTATCAATAGGAGTCAGCGGAATCGAACCGCAGGGCCTAGACCTGAAATTGAAATGAGGTAAACCGTTTTAGCAGGTGGTGCTGTCTGGCCTTCCTTACTCCTACTTTAAATCTATTATATTAAAATAAAACTTAAAAATTTCCTCTAACCGTACCACTCCATGATATCATCGTAGAATTCATCAAATGCATAGCTAGGCTCATTCAATTCATCAACACGATACATTGCACATAGGAAAGCTTTAAATCCGTCTATCTTCCGTCTGACATCTTCTTTCTTGATATACTCAACATTCCCATCTGATTTCAAATGTCGTAGGACGTTGTTAGTATACCAGCGCATCATATCGTTTTCACCAAACAGTATCTTATGGTTCGCAAAACCATTCTCAACCCTTGGTGCAAGCAAGCTATCTACCGCTCTAGGGTTACGGATAACCTCCAATCGATAACCTGACGGTATTCTTTCTCTGTCAGCTTCACGGATCACTTGTTCAAACCCTGCTTCAATGAATAGAGGACGTAGCAAATCCATACGGAAGTAGTCACCCAAGATAGTATCTATATCAAATGCGTATAGATCCCTCTGCTCCACAAACCAATTAACAATTAGTCGGGGGTCTATGGTAGGGGTATCAACCACAGTCAACCAACCCTTTTCTTCCCACAATCTGATAGGGGCGAATTGGCGTTTTCCATTAATGGTATCTTTAGGTTTACTATATCCGTAAGTTGCATCTACAAACCCTTTACGGACGAAAGAATGAGTTCTCCACACGTAGTCATCTCCACACTTAAACAACAGACCGACTGCCGCAAAGTCACGAGTAGAAGCATAGTCAAAACCGCCTATACACTTCTGCCCTTCATACGGTTCAGACCATCGTTTAGTTGCCACTAATTCCTTATATGTAGCTACGCTTCTTTCTGTGTCCACAATAGGATAGTCCATACGCTTTGTAAGGAACTCTTCACGGTTTGAAGGGTCATCTTGTAAATCCTCGTACTGCTCCAGAACTGTTTCAAACAAGTTCGCAGCATAAGCACTCATTGGCTCATGAAACATTGGCTGTGCAAGTTGCCATTTGGTCTTGTCGTCCACTTGTTCGATGGTATCTATTTTGCAGATAAAAGGGAACAATGAATTCCATCTAGCCTTACCAGACAAAACATTTTTAGCCTTCTCTTTCATCTTATCAATAAATCCTTCTCGGACGTAACCATCTGTACCGATATAGAACTCTCTAGGGTTCGCAACCTTACCTAGACCAGATAAGTGTACCCGTACATCTTTGTTACTTTCGTACTGGTGGATTTCATCGAAGATAACCGCACCATCACGTAGACCATCTTTTGTTTCCCCGTTTGATGTGCGATATTTAATAATACTTTTCGTCTGCTTATTTAGGATTTCAGACTTCGTTGGATAAAACAACTTCTTAAGCTTCTCATGTTCTTCAATGATTGAATAAATTTCCTTGAAACTTGTCTTAGCTTGGTCTTCGCTGTTAGCCACGATAGAGATATTATAATTCTTTATCCCATGCATAGGCGTTAATAGGAAGCTACAGATACCAGAAATAAGACCATTCTTCCCTCCACCACGAGCCATCATGTATAAGAACTTGCGAAAGACTATCAAGCCATTTTCTTTGAAGAACAAAAAGATAAACGGTATCAAAAACTTCTGGAAAGGCTCTAACTTGAAGAACCACTTCTCGATATAACCAATGCAATCTTCTATCTTCTTCTCGTCAAAGTAAATCTCACCACTCTTTACTCTTGGTTCTATCTCATGTTCAAGATATTCAAAGAGTTCTTTGCGCTCCTCGTTTACATCAATTCTACCAGACTTAAAATCTTCAACGTATGCATCTACGTATTTTTGTATCAAACGAAGTCGTCCTCGTCAATGTCATTACTTTTCGCTTGTTTGGCCAAAAATTCTTCACGTTTTTTATCAAAGAAAGAATCCAGCTTGATTAGAGAAGCATTCACTTTTGTTTTGCTGGTGACTGCTGGATTTTCTTTTAAGAATGTCTGGCTTGCGTTTTTGGTCAACACCATAACGCCCTCTTTTTTAATTGATTTATCTAATTCATAGAAAATACCTACCAAGTTCAAGTATCTATCTACTTTCTCAACTTCAATAGCGTTATTTTCATCAATTAGAGACCTCAATTCTGCCTCTAATCCCTTCATTTTTTGTTGCTTTTTTGTCTTTGCCATTCCGTATGAATCCTCCTAGGTTTACAGCTAATGTTCGTGTTCTTGAAATTTTAGACCCCCAAATGTCTAAAACGACGTGTGTTTTTGGTTAGTTAAGCATCCGACGGTTTACAGATTTTTCAAAAAAACGTACATTATCCGAGCGGGGGGGTATATCGTACGGGTTTTAAAAATCGTGTAAACCTACCAATCGAACGTCTCATCATCAAATTTAATCGTTGATTGATATCGATTATGTCTCTTGTCGTGGCAATCATGACAGAGAGTACGCAGGTTGTCGAGATCCCAAGCTAGCTCAGGATAATCCTTAACTTGCTTGATGTGATCGACTTCGAGTCTCTTAGTCGTTAGCTTGCCCGCTCGTCTGCAGAACACACATTCATTGTTATCTCTTACTATCGCTTGTCTTCGTAGTCTCTGCCACGCTCTCGTATTATAGAATGTATCATATATAGATTGCTTGGATGTTGTATCAATCTCTCTCATATAATATGTATATCAAATTTTGTTAATTAAATTTCCCTGATTTAAAAATTTTTTAAAAAAATAAATAAAAAGTGTTGACATACGTCAACACTCATCTTATAACATAGTCAGAAAGGTTGATAGAACAGCTTTTCTAAAGAAATAAAAAAAGATAGATTCCCATCGCAAACAAGAAATCTATCTTAGTCGTATCGCATCAATCAGAGATCAATGCTATTTAATTATAACATAAATCCTCTGATTCGCCAAAAAAGAAAAGAGGTATCATGATGAAAAAAGTAATCATCACAATCGTAGCAGTCGTAGCAATCGCAACAGTCGCATTTAAAATCAATGCGCTTGAAAATCAAAATCGCAAATTGCAAGATCAGATTAATCAATTATACGATCACACAGACAAGATGGACGAAAATCTCACGAAGGATATCGCAGACCTCAAGTCTGCCATCGATTGGTAATCAAGAGGTACGAACATCATGTTAATAATCAGATTAGATCACGAAGTAGAAACCTATGCTATTTTAAAACCAGAAGCCGCATTAGATGAATTAGTATTTAATGACTGTACACGGCTTAGCAAAATGAGTATGTTAAGTTTTGGACAAATTGAATTAAGTGAATCATTAACATTAGAATTTTATTTGCCAATTAACGGATCAATTGTTGAAGATTTCAACAGACGCATCCAATCACTACAAGATTTAGGGTATATCGATATATCCGATTGGTTCGAGGGTTGAGATTATGTGGACAATACTCATCATACCATTATTTTTACTAATCCTGCTGGTCTACTCAGCGGGATTAGTAATTAAAATTATTTTAGGCGCAATCGTATTTGTTATCTTATTAATCATTATATTGTTAATGATTGATTTAAATAAATAAAAAATTTTAAACAAAATCGTTGACATACGTCAACGGATATGCTATACTATAATCAAGATAAAGGAAGGGTCGAAAAATTCGGCGAGGTAAACAAAAATGAATACATATAAAGAACAACTTCAAGAACTTCAACAATTCGCATTTGATATCATCAAAGAATATCCAATCGATAAAGAAGCAGCGAACGTACTTGCTGAGCTTGCTAATGCAAACAATCAAGATCGTATCAAATTTTTTGAATTGAACAAAAACGAAGATCCAAGAAAAGTTTTTTATGCTTTGGCATCAAGTGGTTCAATTGCTCAATGGCTTGAAGATTATGCTTTAGTAGCATACATTAACGACTAAGAGGTAATTCAATGAAAATTGACACGAAGAAGGTAGAGATGGTCTTGATGGACGAGGCCATCTCTGCTAATTTTTTGGAAAAAGAGTTAGGAATTTCACGCTCAGCAATCACTAGATTGCGGAATGGTGAACGTGATTTTAAAAATTTTACAATTTATACTGCTGAAAAAGTCCAAAAATGGATAGATAAAAAATGAATAAACTAGATTTAACAGGCAATATTTTCGGTCGTCTGACCGTTCTTGGTGACGTTAGAAAAAGAACAAAAAATGGTAAAGTGTTGTGGCATTGTCTTTGCGAATGTGGAACGGTTACTTTCGTTCGAGGAGATCACCTAAAAAGCGGGAAAATCAGTTCTTGTGGTTGCTTGAACGAAGAGAAAAAGCATGATCGTTTCAAAGATTTATCAAACACTGAAACGGATAATTTCAAAATTATTGATAGAGCGTACTCGAAAAATCAACGTGTTTACTGGAATTGTATCTGCAAAAATTGTGGGAATCACGTTGAATTACAAAGTAATCAAATAGAAAGATATTCTAGTTGTGGTTGCAAGCAAAATCGCAGTTCAAAAGAGAGAATGGCAGAGATCCGTGATCCTGAGTCGCTAAAGACAGATAAGCCGACAGCGAAAAGTACAACAGGAGTTCGAGGAGTCTATTTCAACAAGAGGAAAGAGAGTTATCAAGCTTTTATAAATGTTGACAAAAAGACCAAATATCTAGGTTCTAGCAAAGATTTTAAAACAGCCGTTGCACTTAGACAAAAAGCGGAAAAAGAATTTTGGAATCTGTAAAATTAAGAAAGACGGGTAAGATGCCCGTCTTTATTTTTGTCTTACAAAGGCATGAGATAAGCCTTTTAGCCACTCATAAAATAACTTGTATGTAGTCGTTTTAGAGTAGTACATATACTTCCTTCCTGCGCCTGAAATATTCATCGACTTGTGAACGAACACGGCTTTAATCGCTCTGAGTAGATTCTCGTCTGTGTGCTGCACGTACTCGCTGATTGCGTTTTGCCACATATTCAATTTCTTAAGCTCGTCATCTGCTTCTTCAATCTCAATGATTTTCAACGCTTGCGGAGTGACTGGCTTCGTGTTTTTTATTTCGGCATTCTTATCCGTCTCTCTGTACGGGTATCGCAATTCTTTCTTTCGCTCAACTATCATCTGCTTAATTTGATTTTGATAGTATCTCCTCAACCAGAGTATCTCTGCGCTAAATTCGATTGTCAAATCTTTCTTGTTCACGCAATCCTCCTATCTCTTCATCACACCTCTTAACCTGCTTCTTCAGCCAATCTCTGCGCTTGCACATAACCTGTAAGCCGAATGACTTTCTGATAATTGCTAAATTTTTAGGTTCTAAGTCACGCAAGTACAGATCTCTAGTATGCTCTAGCTGTGCTATCTTATCCTCCAACATTGTTTCTGTCCGCCACTTCCTTCAAATTTTTGGCAATCTCTGCATCGATTGTTTTGCTGAGCTTGTCTACTTGCTCAGTGATCTCTGCGTTTTGTCTCTCTAACCTAAACACTTTGTCGTTTAGATTTTGATTCGCTTCGTATTGCTTGTAAAATCCAAAGCACGTCACGCAAACAAATACGCATAATATCAAGTAAGTAAACTTATTTAAAAATTTATCTGAGTTCATTTTAGTTTTCCTTTCGCTTCATTCGGTTTCATTTACTGTCCTCCAATTCAAAATACTCTATCAAATCTTCTTTCAACTTACTTAATGTATCGCAGCGACCAAGCATATCACAAACATCTGCTATTGTATCCTCTTTATTCAATATGTTCTCTGCTACTGCATCAGCTACCCATTTTGGATGTGTGCCAGCATAAGAAAACTCATCTTGAGGCAATAACTCAAGCAGTGCTTCGTATCGTTCCTCAAGAGCAATCAATGCTCCAAAGGCATTGAGATAATCAACATCATCTTTCTTCTTCTCGAAGACTTCTGGCTGATTTTGCTTTACCATTTCCGCATAGATTGCAGACCATTCTTTTTCCGAAAAACGTGATTTTTCAACTAGTGCGCCGTATTCAATTTCTTTTCCATCTACTGTTACTTTGTAATTCATCTTCCTATTCCTCTCAAATAACTAGGGATTTCATCCCCTAAATTTAAACTCTCGTACTGATCCTTGTTAACCAGATACTTACCATAGTGTCTGATTGTGACGTGATACCTACCGTTAACTTCCTCTTTGTGAGTCACCACAGGTCGGTTAAACACCGCCCCTGCGTAGAACGAAACTACGCAAGAAGCAATGAAGAATATTAATTTAATTTCAGTCATTTGCCTGTCTCCGATTTTATTTCTACACTAAATTTATATCCATTTATTTCTAAAGGGATAACAACCCCCTTCATGTTAGGTCTATAAATCAATTCAAACATTTGTTCTAAAACCATTTTTCCGATTTTTAATTGTGCTTCAAACAATCCATTATTTTCTTCCATCGTTCTACCAACCTTTAAATAAATACGCTAGCAAGCAAGAGCAGACCTGCATAGATAACGGCGCTCAAAATGCCACGGATCGCAGTATTCAAAAGCTCTTCGTCTTCATTCTTCACTTTCTCTTTGGGAAGAATATAAGCCAACAATGCATTTAATCCAAACGCTTGCCAAAACGAAATCTCATTAACATCAATTATCGTTATCATGATTTTGTTCCAGCCAAATTGAACAACTAACGTTGATGCAATGATGCCAATGATTGCCAAAATTACTGTACCCGTTTTCTTCATTCTTCTACCTCCTCAATCTCAATGCCTAAATCCACTAATTGTGTTTTCAAATTTTCGATTGTTTGTTTCAATGCGTCCTTGATTGCGTCTGATAAAATTTCTGACGTTATTGCCATAGTTTTTTCGTCAAAAAAGAATTTCGTTTTAATTGCCAATCTGAACCTTGGTTTTTGTTTTATAATAAAAATTTTGTCAAGAGGTGACAGTTTATAGTTGATGATTTTTTCCAACTCTTCGATCTGTTGTCTAATTTCTTCTGCTTTTTTTAATTCTAATAAATCCATCACTCAACCTCCTCAATCTCAATCCCTGGGCAGTCAAACACCCAACCGAACATACCATCTTCAAGCTCTTTGCGGGTGTGATGTGTTCTGTAAAGAGTATCTCCTTCAGGAATTGAGAATAACCATTTTTCCGTTTTTATACTAAAATTCAAAAAGCTGTGATGTTCCTGTATGTTTTTGAATTTTACTGTATACAGCTTCTCTTTCTCGACGTCGTAGCCAAATTGGTGCATGTTAACAAGGGTTTGAAATTGTTTTGTTTTTGAATCATTAAACCATTTCTTAAATTCATCTTCTTTTTGGGAATCAAAGGTATATAAATAATTCCAAATTTCAAATTCAATATCATTTTTATGTTTCTCATACCAATCCGCCACGAACTGCGGTACAACTGGTTTGTTCAATTCTTGCCGAATCTTATCGGCATCTTTCAATTGTTCGCCAACCCAGGCGCCTTCGAACTTTCCTTGCTCGTATCCCTCACGCCATTTTGCATGACTAAAATCTTGCTCAAATTCATCCATAATGGCTTTTAGCCAGACCTCTCTATCATGTAATGGCAATTCTCGCAAGCGAGCTAGTATGTTCTTGACGTAGCGAGGTGTTTCTTCTACGTGATCTGCTTGTGGTTCCGAATTAGTCAATTTCTCATATTCTTGGATGAAAGTTTTCACATTTGAAAAACTTGGGAAATATCCAAAATTTTGCATTCGGTTCATCAATGCCTTAACCAATTCTTTTTTATTCATTTCTCTCCTCCATCTCCTCAATCAGCCAATCCAGATTCTTTCTGGCTTTTTTCAAATCTTCCAAACCATTCTTGGCCTGAAATCGCAATAGATACTTAATTGCATTGCCCCAATAAAACCCCTGCACGGCCGATAAATCCCCTGCAAAATTACGGACAACCTCAATCGCTTCAAGGCCAAACTTACCCTTGTAGTGATTTGGATTATTGACCTTGTCTTCTTCGAATGGATTGTTCAATTTTGGCCAATTAGCAGCATTGATTTTTCCCACATTGATTTTGCTTAAGTCTATTTCTTGCGCTGGTCTAGTCTTTATTTTAAAGTCCTCTTCCTTCACCCACACGCCATCGATTAGCTTGCCCTTGCGATCTTTGATTTCATTCCATGCTTGCAGCAAGCAGTCTTCAAATTTTAGGTTTTCGTATTTAGCAATCGTTCTTAAGTATAAAATCAGGCGCACGAAAGGTTCTTCGATTTCATCTTTCGTCCGTCTCATTCGCAAGGAGATAAGACCAATAAGTTCAGACGCTCTTGGCATAAGATCATTTGTTGATAGGTGATCGAAAATCACGCAAAAATCACTAATTTGTCTGATGCCTTGCTGTTGTGCAAGTATAATCAGCACAGCGACCACATCACCGATTGAGTCTTTAACGACTTCTTTATTCCCTTTAGCAAGCCCAGAGGCCAATTCTCCAAATTCTTCATAAAGCTTCAGTAACTGCTTCTTGCTATCTGCCTTGTCCAACCCACGGTCAATAGACCACTGCTGTA